AAAATATGGATTATATTTATTTGGTTGATTTATCCAAACAGGGAGATTTATTTGGGTTAGATGACAGCTCACAAACTTGTTTCTGTCACGACTAGACCTAGTAAGTTCTACTAGAAGACCTAGTAAAACTTACCCAATGACCTAGTAAAACAGGGACAATGACCTAGTAAAACTTACCCATATATCCATATCATAGTCATATGATATATAGAGAGAGAAAATTGCCAAAGCAATTTTTCTCTCTTAAAGTAGGAAGAGATGAGAAAGAGAGAGAAAAATTATTGGTGGATTACAAGCCTAGAGAGCGAAGGTAAAACAGGGTTGCTTTACCATGCGTGCGTGAGTGAGCAAACGAAGTTTGCGAACGTACGAGCGAACGTGTGGACGTGGTACCGTTCCCGTGCGGGCAACACAGATTTGAGCGTGAGTGCGAAATTAATCTTGTGGGCTATGTGCGAGCGTTGGCGTTGGGAAACTTGTTCAAGCCATGATGCTATTGATTACTATGCGCAAATGATTGGTGTCAATCGTAAGACGGCAGGGCGTGCCGTCGCTGAGTTGATTGATAATGATATTATTTGGTTGGTATTAGAAGATAAGCCGAACGTGCGTTTGAGGAAATCTCAGCCTAGTGGTAAGAAGCATTTTTTATTGGTAGGGTTGGGATCGCTACTCAGAGGATAAGCGATCCCGAGGGAGAAACACTAAGTCACGTTGTTATGTCCGTATTTGTCGCCGTAAAGGCTTACGGACATATCGTGGGCTTCCTCTGGGTGTAGTGGATTTTATTTGAAGTTGTGACGCTCTTGAGTGTCCAACTGATACCAATGGTCAAAGTTGGTTTCAAAAGAGCTGGCTTGGTCGTATGTAAATTCTTTTATTTCATATGCACACATATTAATTCTCCTTTTTATTATTATTCACCAAAACTGTCATTATTAAAAATGAAGTTACTATAGTGGCAACGCTTAAAAGTATTTCGGTTTCTGTATATATCATTTCTGCTCCTCTAAATTGGTCCAAGCAATTAAATCCATATCTCCTAAAGTTGCATCTTTAAAAGTAAACTTATGTAATCTATCAACAAAAGACCAAGCTTTTTCTTCAGAATTAAATTCTCTGATTCTGGTATTTTCTTTAGTGGCTTCCTCATTCCAAGACCTCGCTTTACCAAAACTTACCTTATATATCATCTCTCCTCCAATATTTGCTCAATCTCTTTTTTTGCTCTGGCTATTTCAATATCATTCAAATTGATTGCTATTGAGTTTGCCATATTTACTATTTCATCTAGTTTATCTTCAGCACCATCTGGCGCTGTAATATATAACATAGACGCAAATTTAAACATACTAATATCGTCTGCTTTGTTTCTCCAAAGCTCCATTTTCTGTTCTATGGTTTTGGTCATCTCTCCTCCTATAAATATCTTGAGGCGTGGTAATCGCTCCAAAATTCATCTACTGAACCAAGTATTTTGATTGGTTCGTCTTGGTCTATTAATGTAATAGCCGTTGCGCCTTCGTGTTGTCCTGTAGCGATAAGCTTAGACTTTGGGAAGGTAAAAGCACCGCCACCATATTTGATGACGGTTAGCGTTGCATTTGTTGTTCTGCTCATTGTGTTACCCCAATTGTAATATTGTCATATTCTCCAAGTTCTCTTTCTACTTTAAAAGAGCCAACACGATTGCCGTTAATATCTCGACAAGAACCTTCATCATTTCTTTGAACCTTCTTGATGGTTTCCTCTAATATTCTGTCCACTTCTGCACAGTTAAAAGAATCATCATCATAATAAAATGCTGAGTTTTCCGTATTAATATCAATAATTATTTTCATTGGTCTAGTTCCTCCCTTTTATGTCTAAACTTATAAAATCTTCGTACTCATAAAGCAACTCATCAATAAATACGTTTTGTATTTCTTCAAAGATAGCTAATAAAGTCTTTTTATTTATTGTAAAACCCTCTGGGTGATCAACTGTTTTTAATATTGCTGTAATCATTGGTTATACCTCCTCTGTTTCTTCTTCATCTTCGAAAGTAGCCATTACTAATGAAGCGCAAATTTCAAAGGCATACCATACAAGTAAATTTTTAAACGTTGCGTCATCTGTCACGTTGTCACCACCATTTAATTGAGCAATATATTCTAATGGTGTTGTATCTGTGCCGTACAGATCTTCACCTATTATTGACCAAATGCTTTCTTTAAATTCGTCATATAACGTTGACGTTTCGTTATAGTAAATTAACCCAGGAACACCACCAGAAGCGCCATGCTCTGCTAATGTTCTGATATCGTCTTTATCAAAGTTTTCTGATATGTAGCCACAAATATTATCGTAACCTGTCATAATTTCTCCCTTTTTATATATTGGTTAATTCCAATATAAGAGTAGTTTAGGGGGTTATTGTGTAGTATGTCAAGCATTAAATATAAAAAAATACATACTTTTTTAAAAAAGCTTTATAAAATGAGGGTATGGAAGGGAAAGAAAAAGGGAAACCAGGAAGAAAGAAGATCCTATTTACAGAAGAAGATTACGAGAATATTACTCGTTGGGCTGGTCTTGGTTTATCTGAGCAACAAATAGCAGACAATCTCGGAGTATCTTTGAGTAGTATTGCGAGGAATAAACGCAATAATGATAAATTTGACACAGCTTTAAAAAAAGGAAAGTCAGTTGCAATCAAAGAAGTGTCTTCTGCTCTCTTTAATAATGCCGTGCATGAGAACAACACAACGGCTCAAATATTCTTTTTAAAGAACAGGGGGGAAAGTGGACAATGGACAGATAAAACTACTGTGGATCACCAGATCGACATTAAAAAAATGCTTACTAATGCTCATGAAAGAATAATTGAGGGCGAAATAACAGAAACGGTTAGTAATGGGGAGCGGTTCCTTCATGAGAACAAGGCTAATAACAAAAATAAGGAATAATAAGGGGTAAATGTTGCGATTCTCTCTCTCTCCCTTTTTCGCAACAGGTAGCTGGAACCCCTTTTCTAATAGCGATATTGGAAACACCCCCCAGCTACCCCCGCTTGCGGGTGCATGTATATATAAACACTTGAAATAATTTTTTTATGAAAATTGACAAGAAGGCATTACAAGAATCAGTAACCGACACAATACTAGGTGCAGCTTTTAACTTCCCATTATCTTGGGCAACCATAGCTGTTACTTTGGTATTTACTAATGACGCATTAACCATAACTGTAATTCAGCTTATGGTATTAACATTCGCAGCAATTATAAGACGATATTACACTCGTTTATATTTCAAAAATAAAGATGATTCCGTTTCCAAATAAAAAGTACAACATAATTTACGCAGATCCGCCTTGGCAATATAAAAGAAATGGCAATCATTCTGCTGAATCTGTTTATGGCGTAATGAATATTGAAGATATAAAAAATCTACCAATAAAAAATATAGTTGCAGATCAGGCACATTTATATCTTTGGGTAACTAATCCATTTATACAAGAAGGGCTAGATGTTTGTAAGGCTTGGGGTTTTGAATATAAAACATTATTAACTTGGGTAAAAACATATAAAGACGGAACACCAGTTATGGGTATGGGTTATTACTTTAGAGGTTGTACAGAACATATTATTTTTGGTGTTAGAGGTAAAAAGCTTTGTGAAAATAAAAGAACAAAAAATATAATTATTGAAAAAACAGGCAAACACTCAGAAAAACCACACAACTTTAGAGATACAATTATTGAGTGTAGTGGTGATTTACCAAGAATAGAGTTGTTTGCCAGAAACAAAACAGATGGTTGGGACGTATGGGGGAATGAAGTATGAAGTACCCACTAGAACAAGAACAAGAATTAATGATGGATGTTTGGTCGCCCACGATCAAGAACGATCCCCACAAGTTTGTTAAATACATCTTCCCTTGGGGACAAGAAGATACCCCCCTCCACGAGTTCAAAGGACCTCGTAAGTGGCAAGAAAAAATTTTAAAAAAAATTACCACTCACATAAAACGCAATCAAGGCAGATTAGATCCAGAGATGTTTCGTATGGCTGTTGCTTCAGGTCGTGGTATTGGTAAATCGGCTTTAGTGTCTTGGCTGATCTTATGGATGCTATCAACCAGACTTGGTTCAACCATAATCGTAACAGCCAACACGGAACAACAGTTGCGCTCACGAACTTGGGCTGAACTCGGTAAATGGCTCACGCTCTCACTTAACTCACATTGGTTTGCTAAAACCGCAACCACGATTAAACCTGCGCCTTGGTTTGAAGAAGCGCTCGTGCGTGACCTAAAAATCGACACAGGCTATTACTACGCTCAAGCGCAACTTTGGTCAGAAGAAAACCCCGATGCTTTCGCTGGTATTCACTCCAGTTATGGTGTCTGCCTAATCATGGACGAAGCTTCAGGTATTCCCGCACCCATCTAC